TAATATATGTGTGAGACCAACATTTGAAATTAAACACCCGTCGCCTTCAAGTGGTGCATTTTCTAAAACTGAAAGTCTTGTTCTAATGTTTGGTAAATCAATTGTTTTTTCAATTGATTCTTCACATAAACTCACGCGATGTTCAAGAGGATTAAAACGTTCAAGTTGACCATATACATGTTTGAATTTTGTAAGAGTTTGCTTTATTTCATCTATTTCAGATAATTTACCTATTTTGTTTTCTATCTGTTTTATTTTAGTTTCATTTGATTGTGCGATAGGTAAAACACACTTTGTTTCGTGAATTATAGGTATTTGTTCATTTATAGAATTTATTTGTTTTTTAATGGTGTCTAATTCTGGTAGAGTTTGAACTTCCTTTCTAAGATCGGATATCTTAGATTCACAATCTTTTATTCTTGGTATCTGGTTTTCAACATGCATGAGTTTTGGTTCTACATTAGATATTCTAGACGTGAGAGTTGTGAGTGTTGTTTCTATTGGTTCGAAGCGCGTGACCTGTTTGTCCAGTTCGGTTTTTGTTTTCTTAATAGCTTCATCCAATTTTGTTTTGGCCTTTTCGAGAGGTTGAAAACGTGGGATTTGTTTTTCTAGATAAGAGACTATAGAATTTGTTTTTTCCAAGTCTGACACCATGGATACACCCGTGAGTTTAGTTCCATCCCCATAGAATGCAGATGCTATCACGTTTCCATCGGAATTTATATTGCCCTTGCTATGTATTCTGTTGTTTATGTATATGGACCGACCGCATTTAACATCCTTATCGACATGCATTTCACTAAATGTCGGAGAATATCCACTAAAATCTGTGATTTGAGACACTGTGATGTTAGACAAGAGGCCCCCATCCGCTTTTAATTCACCCACGACATGTAAATTTTCAACCACATCCCCTATGTCAATATTTAAATCGTATTGAACGTTAGATAGAAGTCCTCCATCACCTATAAATTGTGTAGCCTCTACGGCACCACTAAACTTTGTATTTTCATTCACACACAATTTACCCGTTGACTTATCATTCAAGATTGTCATACCATGCATGTCTAATCCAACGTTTTCCTTGTTAGAACACCCTTCACCAATTTGTAACACCGATGTGTACACGCGTTCTTCATTCAATATTTTCATGTTCAATGCTTCAAAGTTTTTAACCTGTAAGTCATCTATTTTCAATTGTTTACCGCCGATGTCTATGACTTCATTCGTGATCGAATCATACGCAAGTAAGTTGGATGCACTCGCATTACGTATTGGACTTATGTATAATCCGCTGTGTTTTATATCACGAATCTTTTTGTCTGATGCGTTAAACACAATGGAGTTTTTAGGCTGCTCGGAATCTGTGAGTCTACCGAGACGAACCATGTCAGTAGGCTGGTTTATACCCGAATTCTTTACCATTTAATATACAATCGTATTTTAATTCGCGTATACCAAACCAGCCATACCATTTTCAACTCTCAAAATATTATAGTTTACCGCATAAATTGGATCTGTTATTTTCATTTTTTCGCTCATGATCTTTGCTGAATCCAAACGACTAAAATTTAACGTACCTGTGGGCTGTAAAGAACTTGTAAGTATGCAGAAACAATATAAAAAGAAATCCGGTGACGTCACATAATTTGTGTGATAATACGCCATAGCATCTATATAATGTGTTCTAGCCCATTTATAATTACCTATATCTAAACCATTTATGTTTAATTTTACCTTATTGGAACTTGAAGTAAGTGCCCCGTTAGACGTAGTATCCGCGCACGCCAGGTACTTTACTGGGTGATTAAATGTAAGATCCTGTATATTTTCACCGGATGGAATATTCTTTTGAACCTGTGTGATTAACATCTCTTGGTTTCTGGACACTATGTTACCTCTCTCTTCGTTATCTAAATAGTAGTAATTTGCATACACTTCATAATTATAATTCCCAACATTTTGTCCCCAATAAAATCTTAATTCTACTTCGTGGTAATGCAACGCTATCAAAGGGAGTGCCGATTGTGGCCCTTCACAGAAAAAGAATCTCAATGGGTAAAAATAAGATTTTGAATTAATACCTGGATGTGGTCCGTTTGAACTCTTTGATACATTTTGTGCAAATGTATCGATGGCTATCTTTTCTGTAAACACCGAATCTTGTGAATCAATTAAATGTCCACCTATGTATAGTTCTACCTTATCTATGATCTGCGTCCAGTCAGTTGGGTCAATTGACTCTGTTCCATCGTCGACTGCGATGTATACATATCCAAGTAAATCACCCGTTTTTTCAAATTTTATGGATGTCATGGAACCATTTGTCACGTTTCCGCGCATCATCTGTTTTTCGATGGATTGCGAAAAATTCGAATGTCGTTTAAATGTCGATGAGAAGAATGATATCTCTGGCTCACCCATGATGTGTTTATCTTGGGCGCCGACTGCTATGAGTTGCACGACTCCCGTCGACATTTATAATATAACGAAAGGTAAAAAATACACCTACCTAGCGCCCTGATTCAATGAAGGGCAAATTTTTGTTCTTACACGCAAATTTAAAAATCAAAAAGTTATCCGAACCATCCGTGATGGTAGATCCATTTTCATCTCTCAATGTGCACGTAAGCCTATCAACTTTTCTAATTGGAGTCATGTATTGAGTCTCCACATCGTAATCATCTCTAAATATTATTGGATTGGATCCAGCCTGAATGACGGTTCCGAATCCCCTGTTAAGATTTGTCATAGTTGACTGACCTCCGTAAGTATTAGAGGTTCTCTGTGAATAATTTGTGTTCAATTCATCTACCGAAACATGACACACGTTAGATCCCACTGCATCAATTCGAGCAGCTATGAGTTTCGCTTGAACTATGTTTTCGAGTGGTTGTGTGAGATGAACAGTGAATGTATTTTTGCTATCTTGACCGATGGTATCGACCGTGATAGTGTGATATTCAAAATCAAAATCGGGTAAAGCTGTGCGGGTGACGTTCACCTTACTCATTTACAGTAAGCCTAGATTAAAGATCCGCCTATTCCACCGACAATCTTCGCGTCCGCGCTCTTCTTCACAAATGCTTGGTCACCACAGATACCACCTGGAGTCAAAGACTTAGTGTAGTACGCAGATTCTGGAGATCCTGGGACACATTCAATCTTGTGTTCGAAATCAAAGATGGAAGTAGGAGTGTCATCCCCCATACGAATATTGATAGGTCTGGGCTGGTAATAGCTTCTGGCTCTTGGAGACAACGCCATCATCACAGACAACAGACAGAACACGATGACAATAGCAGTGAGTGTGTTTCGGTTTGCGGCGTTAAGGTTGAGCTTCATTTATTATGTACTAGATATTTTTTATATAAAGTGCGTTAAAGAAATTGAATTAGTTTCAAAGTACAGAGTAATGGATGGAGAGATAGTACTCGACAGAAGTCACGGAAATGTCATGAAACTTGATGATAACGAACAGGCCATCATGGATGAGATTGAGATAGAGATCCCTAGACCGCGTTCTTCTAGACACGTCCCAAAACCAGCTGTCTATAAACCACCAAGTAGACCACCAATGGAATCTGCTGTTCAGGAAGACATAGATGCGTTTGCGAACCCAACTAAACAAGCGGCGCCGCCACCACCGCCACAAGACGAACCAGTAGATTATGGAGATTACGAGGAAGAATACGAACAGCAGGAGTACATGCAAGGAGACTACACGATCCAACAAGAAGAGAGGCCTTCTCCTGGATACAAGTCTATAGACGAAGAAAAGGCGGATTTGGTAAACAAATTGGGTCGCCTTGAGAAACGTGGTTTCACCGTTAACAAGCGACTTAATGTATATTCTAATGTAGATGATTTACGTACGGAAGTTAAGAGAATTACCTATAGTATAGACGTTGAAAAGTCTATAAAGTTTAGTAGACGTATGCTTATCGCGTGTTGCACGGGTCTCGAGTTTTTGAACAAAAAGTATAATCCATTCGAGATCCAACTCGATGGTTGGTCGGAAAACGTCATGGAAAACGTAGATGACTACGATGAAGTTTTCGAAGAACTGTATGTGAAATACAGAACCAAGATGACTGTGGCTCCAGAAATCAAGCTCATCATGATGCTTGGTGGTTCTGCCATGATGTTCCACTTGACAAACAGTATGTTCAAGTCGGTCATGCCTAATATGAATGACATTCTCAAGCAAAATCCGGGTTTAGTTCAGAACATGGTAGATGCAGTGAAAAATACGACTCCACGTGGTGCAGCCGAACCATCATCTTCTTCGGGTGAAAGTGGACGCTACGAAATGAAGGGACCCGGTGTGGATATATCCAGCTTGATGGGTAACATCATGATGCCACCGGTTCCACCCATGTCTACTACGCCACCGCAACCAATTCCAAGCGTTGACCCAGACGACGATGACGACGCCATTTCTGACATAGTCGATGCCCCAGAGGATGACGAAGATGAGAGTGATGTCAAAGAAGTCAAGGTGTCTACAACGACCAAGGGTAAACGTGGGCGTAAGAAGAAGTCTGTCGAAATAAATTTGTAAGCGTACAGTATAAATGATAGGGTATTGTCCCATCGAGGAAGAACCGCCAGTGCGCGTTCCTCAGATGCGTGCTCCATCTCAGAGAGCCCCAGCGAGGGGTTCTCGAATGGAAGACACGGAGACGAACTATGTGGTCTTATTCTTTATCGCGGGTGTTCTCGCACTCGCCGCTATGGATTCT